ATGTTGTCTGCAACTAATGACCCACCAGTAATAGCACCAGTAGTTGTAATCGTGCTAGAACCATTATTAATTGTGCCAAAACCACTCGTAATTGATCCTGAATCTAATGCACCTGTAGTAACAATACTTGAACTACCTGCAGCAGCAGAAGCACCTATATCTGATAGGACTTCACTCGCTGACCTACCTTCTATGGCTGTGCCATTAACTCTTAAGAAATCGTCATCAACTACACCACTTGTAAACTTAGGCACATTGTTATTAGAAATACCGGTGCTTAAAGTAGCTGTGGTTGTAATAGCTGTGCCGTCTAAAGTCATAGCATCAGCTTCTAATGTGCCGTCTACATCTACATCACCTGAAATATCTAAATTAGTAAATACAGATGTGCCTACTGCTGTTATAGTTCCGGGCAAAGTAACATTGCTACTTGCATCTTCAAAAACTGTTTTACTAGCAGGCAAAGTACAGAATACATCTTTAGTGCCAGCACTAAAACTTACCAAGCCATCACTATTAGAACTACTTAGTATTGTAGTTCGTGACAGCGTATCAGGAGTAGCATCGGTAACTGTACCGAGACCTACTTCAAATTCTGCTTGATCTTGGTGAACGATAGCGTAGTAAACTGTATTGCCATCACCTATTCCAGCTACAAAAGTTTCAAAATTTGTGGCTGCACCAGCTAGGTTTATTGTGCCCGTGCCAGTTGTGGTAGTGGTTTCTTTTACTCTATCGTTGAGTACGAGTGCCATTTATGCAATTCTTATAATTGCGTTTGAAGCGTCTGCTGTTGGAAATTGTATTGTAAAGTCACCATTGGTAGATGACTTGTCGCCACCAAAAGCCAAAACTGCAACTGCTGCATCATTGGAAGCACTGTCATTAAAGATCAATGCACCATTAGCTGTAATCGTAGAACTTGAAAAAGTTAAATCTGCAAAGTCTGTAAAAGCAGTTGTACCACTAGTGGTTGGATCAACCCTAGTTAATGCACCACCTTTAGCAGTGTAACCAGTTCCTGATACTTCGTTACTGGTTGTATATGCAGTTGTACTTGCATCTAAGCTAGCAGAGCTTGTATACAATGCTAGATTAAAAGTGCTACCACCTGAGTTTTTAAAATTGTGGACTCCTTCTAAAAGTTCTTTTTTAAACGAAGTACACATCGCCTGAGAGATTGCCATTATAGCCTCCTTATAATATCAGCCATATCTTTATGACCTTGTTTTTCTAACAGACCAGCAACTGTACTTCTGTCACTTGCAATTGCTTGTCTAATGTAAATTAAAATAACTTGTTTGATAGATTCTTTAAATGCTTCAGCCTGTGCTTTGACCATAGGGTCGGCTGTTTCACTTATAGAAACGACTCGTTCAAGTATTCTTTCAGTCCAATATTCAGGACTCAAACCTTTGTTTGATGTGGTTACAACATCTACTGATCCCATCTCTGGTTTACTATCTACGCTTAACATTAGGTCCTCTGTTGTCTAAGTTGTCCGGCACTATAAGTATCTATAGTGTTATCTGCTTCGCCAAGATTTTTTAATCTAGAGACTGCTTGAAAATATCTCTTTTCGTACTCGGCTTGTAAATCTTGTGACCCTTTCATGTAAGCATAGCCTTCTACTAAACAGCCATACAATAGAGCATTACTGGCATTTTTAGATAACCATGTTTCTCCTGAGTCAGCACCAGCAGTTATAGAAGTTGGTCGATAAAAATAATGCAACTCTGCGGTGTAATTTACATTTGGTGTTGGAGCAACAATAAAAGTATCGTCATCAAACAACGCATAATTTTTTGGTTGCCCTTGTGTCGTAGTGTCAGGATAAGCTTCTCTAATAAAGTTTACGTCACGAAAGTATAAAAAGTTTTGTGTTGTACCTGAGATAACTGCCAAAGAAAAATTATCTAGAAAATCAGTAGGCGTAGAAAGATATTGATTACCAGCAGTTAAATTACCTTGTACATTTTTTCTAAAGTTAGGCAGCTTAACTGATTTAAGTATTCTTTCTTCTGCCTGTTTAATTATTTGTGGCAGATCGTTAACAAAGGTACTCTCTGAGTTTTCTAAATAGTTTTGTATTAAATTTTTTAATTCTGAATAAGTCATAGTGTTATGGTGTATTAGCTTGACCACCCATTCCTGAATGAATCGAACAGTAATAATAAAGTGTAGGTGTGCCAACCGCTACAGTAATTCTAGTATAAGCTCCTGCTGATCCCGGAGTTCCATTCGTTGTAACTCCAGTTGTATATTCTGAACCACCGCCATGCGTACCATTAGAAGTAGTAGAAAATCTTAATGGGTGTCCAGCATTACTAGAATCTGATTGATCAAATGTATAAGTAGCTCCTTCACTCAAGGTTACAGTAGCTTGTCTTGTGCCATCTATGTAGTATTTATTTGCTCCATAGTAAGCAGCAACAGTCACCGCAAAGGTTGCTCCTGTTAAAGTATTTACTGAACCTATTGCACCTGTACTAGTGTTACCAGTCACAGCAACTAGAGTAGTATTGGATAAAACTGTAACCGAATCCAGTAAAGCTGTTGTGCCTAAACCAGAAACTGTAAAAGGGGTGTTAGATGTTCCACCGCCTTGTACTACTGTTTGTACTTTAGCTGTGCCTAATTTAGCTTGGAGAACAATACCTGTGCTAGTCACAGGATTAAAACCAAAGTAAGTAGTTGAGTCTTGCTCACCAGTATCTGGTCTAGGATTAAATAAAGAAATCTTATCGTCAGTTTTTACATCACCTATTTTTAATTGTGGGTGATCTTGGTCGATACAGTTAGGACATATTCGCATACCTGTTCGACTAGAATCTCTTACTTCATATTTTAAATCTTTAAGTTTGACGGTAAAACCACAGCGATCACAAATAGCTAAAGCTTTTTTTCCAGCAGCATAAGCCATTAATAAACCCCTAAATCTGGTACAAATCTAACTGATGCTCTTTCTCTATCTGATTCTGAAACTTCTCGCCAAAGTTCATCATATCTTTGTTTTAACAAAGGCACTTTTGGGTTTGCTTCTGGGTATTTCATAGCTACATTCAAAGCTAAAGCATAAGTCAGACAGGGTAAATATCTAGCAGGCACATCGGGGTTTGCGTCTGCATTTGTGCCTGCATCTTCGATTCTTTTAATGTAATCATAAAATAAAGTATATGTCTGTGCTGAGTCAGGTGTTGACCAAACTACTAAATTTATATCTGATGTACCTTTATCAACATAATATTGTGTAGGTTTAGCTTGATTTAATTTTTTTGCTTGATGATTGTATTCAACTCTAGATATTCTTCTTAACTTTGTATCAGTTTGTTTCTCTGTATCGTTTGCATCTGTTCTAATAAAAGCATCAACTATTTCTAACGCTGCAGAATCTGCTGCATAAGAACTTGTACCAGCAACTAAACTTACTGAACCTTGCTCAACCTTCCAAAGATTTAACCCTTTGTTTTGCCACTCAAGAAAAATTAAATTTAAAGCACGCTTGGCAGTATTAAAGTCACCACCTGACATCATAGGTACGCCACAAAGATCAAAGGCTTCTTCCATAATCTCCGTTAAATCTAAATTGAATGTAGTAGTTCCGCTAGTCGCCATATCTTACTCTTATAACTGTTAAGTTATTTCTTTTTTGTTTTGTTACGATTCTTTTTTTTTTACCAGATTTATTAATCTGATTACGCATATTAGCTCTTGAAATAGTCATACATTTCTCCTAAAAAATTTTTATCTTTTCTTGCCCTTATGCAAGCCATGTCTTGCGTGTTGTTTACCTTTTCTCGTAGCTTCTCTTTTCTTTTTATTAGCTGCTGCAAGTTTTCTTCTGCCTTTTGGGGTAGATTTAAGTCTGTTAATTTGTGCTCTGGGTGCATATACCTCACCAGTCTCAGAAGATTTTTTACCACTAGGTGTAGTCCAATCTTGTCCAGTCCATTTTTTCAAACTTCTTTGTGACTTTTTTAATGGCATTATTTACCCTCTTTTTTTCTTATAGCTTCTTTACCTTTTTTAGCAATAGCTGCTTGTTGTTTTTTACCTTGTACTTTTGCTCTCTGTTCTAGGACAGTCAAGATTTGTATTTTTCTAGCAAAAGGTTTATTAATTTTTTTTACTTTTGCTACAGTTTTTCTAGCATCTGCAGGTGTAGCATACTTAATACTTACTGTGTCTTTAGGATTTTCGTCTGTATAAAGCCTTCTACTACTACCTTTAGGTTTTTTTCCTGTACCAACTTTAGGGTCTCTCTTCCTCTTCATCTTCTTCAAAACCCTCACTATATAGATTATTAAAAGTTATTAGTGGATCAAGATAGCTTTCATGTCCTTCTGCTGAATGTAAATATTGTGAAGGTGCAAAGTCTGGTGCTCCTTCACCGGTACGCCATAAAGCAGGACTTGTAGCTCTGACCCTATTGTTTGGTAACGCTACTATATTGCCTTTCCATTTACCTTCTTCAGTTATGTACATTACATGAGATTGTTTGTGTTGAGCAGGATCATCAGCGATAGCGTGATCGGTATAATCAACAGTAAATAAATACTTGGCTTGATAAAATTCATTATTAATTTTTGCAATCCAAGGACTAGAGCTGACTCGATCCATAGTAATAATTGAGTGATGCCTTGACTCACAATCCCAAGGTTGACACAAATGATCTTCCATAGGTTCTGCCCATTCATCAACTGGAATATCAGCAACTAAAGCTTGTATTGGCATACGTGCCCACATTGCACCACCATGTATGTTTTCTAAACCTTCTTCCATATCTATTTCGCAACCAGTAAAAACTACTTGAAAACTAAGAGAACGATCAGGAATTGTGTTAACTGCAATAGCTAAAGCGTGTAAATACTCACCATGATATTTTAAATGGTTAGCTGTAAATTCTTTTCTTACCCAACATTTAAAATGTGGAATGTTACTTATTAGGTAAGCCATTTACTATTTCTTAGTGGTTTTTTTTACTGCTTTTTCTGTACTAGAAAATTTGTCCGAAAAATATTTTTTACCTAACTCATACCAACTAGGTTTGTATTTTTTTATAAGTAATACTGCAATTGCTAATATTACTACTATGCCAATAAATGTTTCCATTACGATTTATAGCCTCCGCCTTTAGCTTTGTATTGTTTAGCCAACATCTGTGCTTTTCTTGCACTCCATTGACCCGGTTTACCGCCTTTGCCTCCAGCTTTTATTCTATTGAATAAAGCTTTACGCATACCCGGTTTTGTATAATTACCTGCTTTATTTACTGTAGATTTTTTTTGTCTACTCATAGTCTCTTACCATTTAGTTTTGTTTGCCCAATAAGCTGCTGACATTTTGCCTTTAGCAATATTCTTGGCGTGTCTAGCTTTAAAAGATTTTCTACGAGCTTTATCTTTAGCAGTCTTAGGATTTTTTCCTGCACCACTAACTCCTTGTTGCCCATATCTAATAGTTTTAATTTTGTTACCTTCTTTGGCAACAACAATATGTGACTTTGTTGGGTGATTAGGAGTTCTTTTAGGTTTGTTATAACCACTTACTCCTGCCCTTTTAAGTCTTGCATCTTTTGTGCTTCTAGACACAACAAATTATCTTTTCTTTTTAAGACCCGGTCCACCCATAGCAGAACCTTTGGTAGAACGTCCACCAAACATTCTTTGCACGTAGTCTTTATACATTTCTACTTTAGGCGTTTTTTTACCACCAGCCATCATGTATTTAGTTTTTTTACCACCTGCCATGCCATACTTGGTTTTTTTGCCACCAGCCATGCCGTACTTAGTTTTTTTACCTGTCATTTTTCACCTCTTAGCTTTTCTTTTTAGAAGCTGTCTTTTTTGTAGACTTCTTCTTAGTTGTTTTTTTAGGTGCTTTGCCACCAACATAAGCTTCGTTTATGTTAGGAGTAGAAGGATCATCAGCAACGTAATGTCCTTTACTATTTCTGGCTCTTACACCGTTAAGTTCGTCTGCTTTTCTTTGTGCATCTTCTAAATCAGGATCAGGTCCAAATACTTTGAGCCAGATACCGTCATCGCCTTCTTGCAGCACATTATAAGAAGCAGGAAACTCACCTGTTTCAGATATAATAGCTTTCTTTTTAGCCATAATTTTCTCCTTTAGTCCGAATAAACTTTAGTCATTTCTAAAGTTATAGAATAAGTATCACCCGAAGAGTGTCCTTTAGTTGTAAAAAGAATGTCACCATTCTTACCAGAACCTGCATTGTTAGGAATACCACCAAAGTCTTTGAAGTCCATATGTCCGTTACTACTTTCTGCTAACTCCATAGCTAAAACATTAGTAGAAGCATTAAAAAATATTTGCACGGACATACCAACGATGGCATGACTTACTCGCATTATTCTAACTTCTGAACA